AGTACGTTCTCAGCGTGAGGCAGGCCAGAGGATAGCTTGAGATGGGAACTAGCTTTCTCATTCCAACTGGAACAAGACTCTCCAAGTACTTAGAGAGGTGCCAGTAACCTCCTGACCAGGCGTTGTTACAAACGTCCACCCAGGATGTCAAGCTTTCTCCGGTTCCATCTGGCTCGATGGCCCGCAAGTACACTGGCGTAACGTCAGTGCCTCTAAAGGCATCCATTCCGCAACTTTCGCGAAATGGTCCATCGAAGTGGGTCTTAGACCCGTTCACTTTGAGTTGCAAGAACTCAAAGATTAAAGCCAGATGTTGTAGTGCATCGTTCGGGATGATAAGATCATCACCAAACACCCGGACACGTTTCGCACTAAGAAGAACATTCTTCTTAGTAACCTTAACACGACGTGACACAATGTCTGCAGCAATGCAGCAAATTGCGTACGTTATGCTTTGGATAGGAAACGTAACGGCACTACCCTGTCCCGCAAACTTACGTAAGATGGTCGGCTCACGCCGGGCACCTTCCGTAGCATCAAGAACTACTGTGCTACGAGAAGCATACAGGTAGGGGATCAAGGGTGTTTTGGCAAACACCCTTTCGACTGTCCACAGCGATAATCTGTCGGATGCTGCTGAAAGATCAACAGTAGCATTCTTCAGATCCCTGGAGGACCTCAAGGCCGCATCTCTCGATGGGACCTGTGAGTAAAAGTCGATACAGTGCCGTAGTGGCCTCGGCAAGTTTTGCCGAATCCACTGCAACAGTCCTTGTTGTAAGAACTGATGCGCTGTGGGTTCTGCAGTAATCAACCTAGGAGCGTCGAAGGTCTTTGGCACAGAAAGTAACCTGGCCATTGGCTCGTCGTCGTTCATGTTGACACTGCTCTGATTTGCCCATTCCTCAGAAGCGTATGCGAATACGTCTCTTGGGAAGTACTCGTCCAATTTCTTGGACCAGTACGGGAAGGAATACTTATCCCTTCCCGTCGGCAAATCAGCCACAGCTCCGGGCCCATGTCGAGGATATATGTCACTAGGATCAAGCATCGGAAACTCCGACATAATGATCCTGGCTACGCCATCAAGCGTAGTGACACATTTCTCCAACGCGTCCGACTTGGACAAACGTGGAGGAAGAATCCCAAGCTCCGACTCAAACGCGTAAGCGTGAGAGAAGGTTAGCATGTGATTCATATTTATCCTCGAAGCCTCGAAGAATGGAGGAGACAGGCTCCAATGGAGCCATGGATCCCTGAGTCCTTCATCAATGATGAAGAACTGGTCCGCTGTAGCACGTATATTAGCTACAGGGCAGGGATAAACCAACTTCTTGTACATGTACAAGAACTGTCGAAGAAATGAGACAGCAGTTGGATCCGCATCCATTCTAAGAGGAGGACATGGTTGACGCAGACCAAAGCTGTACTCAGAATCATCAATGACTCGAAAGTCAAAGATAAGACGGAGCAAGGAAGAGAACCGATACGTATCGGGTCTTCCTGGCGATCCGCCAAGATTCCGAACCACCTCATCTGAGATGGACAGCTGGCAAGAGGAGAGTGACTTATCCAGCTCCTTACCGAACTTCGGCAGGTGGCTGAGTAATACTCTCATACCTCTTGTCCTAACGAGATCTTCGATAATCTGAAGATCTGCTTTGATTGGTCTGTGGATGCCTGCATTCCACGCTGTGAGGTCTTCATGGACCGACCAGAGTGGTTTGCAAGCGGTGACATAGTTAGCCATTTTAACGCCTCCTTTGAGGGGTTTGGCTAGCTATCATGATCCTCCATATCGTCCAACGACTGGCGAATAAACGCCGCCAGTGAACGATATAGTACCAGGAGTCCTAGTGCACACACAAACAGCACGAAGGACATACCAAGCC